GGAATTATAATTTATGTTTCTTGACCCTACACCTAAAAGTGCTATATGGACTACTCAGTGGAAGACATGGTTAAACGACGTTTGGGGATGGATAACGGGCACGAAGTGGTATACGCCAACACTATTAAACGGTTGGGTAAATTATTCAAGTACCTACGCGCCAGCTAGGTATAGAAAAATAAACGGAATGGTAGAAATACAGGGGCTTATAAAGGATGGCACAGCTACAAGTGGGACAGACTTATTTACGCTTCCAGTAGGGTTTCGCCCTCAATACCAACATATATTTACCACTATGAGCAACAGCGCCATAGCTCGTGTTGACGTAAAAACTGACGGTACAATTGATATTTTAAATGGGGGATCATCTAACTGGATATCTTTAAGTGGTATTATGTTTAAGGCGGAGCAGTAACACATGCGTATTGTGTTTCGCAGAGCGGAAGAAAAAGACAGCGGGGATATAGTTGGCCTGCTTGCACAGTTACACGATGGGGCTAATTTCTCGGACATGGCCTCGTTCTCATATGAGGACACAGCGGAGTCTGTACTGTCATGGGTAAACAACGAGGCCGTTGATATTATACTTGCTGACTGTGCTGGCGTTGTTATTGGTCTGATTGTGGTGGTGTATCAACGTCCTTACTTTAATTACGATTGTTTACTTGCATACGGCCTAACAATATGGGTAACGCCAGAATACCGTAAGTACAACATAGGAAGACGACTATACAAACGCGGTATACAGTTGGCAAAAGGTCGCGGAGCTGATATTGCAGACGTAGGCGTACGATTGGATAATCCCGCCCTCGTTAAATTTCATAAGAGATATGGTGCGACAGAGCACGAAACTATTTTACGACACAGGTTGAAATAACATGGCAGAAGTCATTCGCGGCGTAGGCTCGAATATATCCGCAGGTATCTTTGCTAAGGGTAGGAAGAAAGCCGGTAGATCAGAACGCGCCGGTTTACGTGCTGGGCAGGAGAGGTTAGATACAGGTCTTGCTGGCTCAGAAGAAGCGTTACTTTCCTCTAAGAGCGGATCAGAGGCGGCTCTGTTATCGGGTAGAGACAGAGCTATATCTGCGTACCAACCATATCAGGAGTTTGGTCAACAAGGCATGGATCGTGTAAACGCGATGCAGCCTTTTAGTTATAATCCACAGGACATAGAGAATAGTCCCGCGTATCAGTTTCGCCTAGAGCAAGGACTTCAAGGCGTTAATCGGGGTATGGGCGCTAGCGGTTTCTTAAGTTCAGGCAATCGTGCCGCCGCGCTGACAGACTACTCGCAAGGACTCGCCTCTACTGAGTACGAAAACGATTGGCAGCGTAAGTTCTCTGAGTACCAAAACGAATTCCAGAATGCTATGGGAATGGTGGGTATCGGGGGAGCCGCGGCAGGTAATGTCGCCAACATAGAACAGATGTATGGAAACAACGTTTCTAACGTTAATCAGGCTTATGGAAATAATCTTGCCAATCTACGCACAGGCTACGCAGGTAACTCAGCTAATATTGAGGCCGGTATTGGCGGTTCGTATGCGGGCCAACGTCTTGATATCGCGAATTCGTGGGCAGCTTCTAACATGTACGCCGCGGATCAGAACGCGCAGGCGTTTGACCGTTACATCATGCCGATGATGGATCAAGGCGGGATGTTTGGTAGCGGGCAGGGGGCTAGTGGTATGAGCGGCTTCGGCGGCGGTGGCGGACAACAAGGTGGCGGTATGGACTGGATGAGTATGATGGGGGGTATGTCCGGTGGTGGTGGTATGTCTGGCGGAGGGGGGATGTAATTATGCCTATTCGTGATTACACAACAGTAGCTCCGTGGTCTGGTATGTTGCCGCAAGCAACACCCGCAATGAACCCTATGGAAATAGAGCAAATGCGCGGACAACAGATTAGTAACATGGACAAGATGTACGACTATCAGGAAAAACTAAAGGACATAGAGAACCGACAAAAGGAAAGGGAACTAGAGTCGGAACAACTCGACTTTCAGAAGCAAAACATTAATGCCCGCCTTAGCGAGGAGCGCACACGTGAGCGCATGCAGTTCCGCGATCAGCAGTCTATGGCGATAGTTAATGAGATGGATACTGCCACACGCAGCGAGCAGGATTACATGGACGTGTGGGGTAGGCACGACGAAGACGGCTCTCTGCCGGATTGGTTGCGGCAAGAAGACGGTTCTCCCGTGCCGTTTAACAAAGCCAAAACACTGATACCCAAGAAGCGAAACGAGTTCGTTAATAGCGTAGACCAGCAAAAGAAGATGGACTTAGCCCGCCTGAACATCGCTGGCCGCTTATCGCAGATAGGCTTCTCAGATGTCAACACGACTGGGCAGGAGTTAGCTGCGGCCAATAATGTCGTGGACGCGGCGGCGGAACAAAATGAATGGGACTTTGGTAAATACGACGATGATATGTCCGACCGCAGGTACTTGTCTACAGTTATCGCGGAAGCCACTACCATGAAACAGCGTCAAGCTGCTCGTAAGGGAGACGCTGTTAATGCGGATCGTGTTCGACAGACTGTGCTTAACGCACTAGGAAACTCAGGCGCAGTTAAAGAACGAAATGCTAAAGGAAATTTCCCCGGAGCGGGTAAGTGGAAAACTGTCATGGATTTTTTTGGTACAAAAAATGCAATTGATCGTAGTACATTGAATGATGCTATTGACAAAGCCCTTGGTTTTAATGGCGAGTTTGGTAAAACTATATCTGATAAGTACGGTTCCGAGTTTGTATCCGGCCCCGTAGGCGTACTAGCACCAGATAGAAACCCAGCAAAGCCGGGTAGTTATAACTCGCCTGAGTCTGTTCGAGACGCGTACCGTCGTGGAGAACTGACAGAGGAGCAGGCACGTAGCATTATCGAGAAGCAGTTCCCAGAAGTTAAAGACAACTAATGTCTATCAGTAGCTTTCTAAACGCGCATACAGACGAGGACAAAGTTGGTTCGTTTTTAAACGAAACAATTGATTTAACTCGCCCAAAAATTAAAAATGATGACGGCACATTTTCCACGGAAGAGACAATAACCATAGAGCAAGATGGGCGTTACTTTAATATTCCGACCATTGTAAATGGGCAGCGAGTAAAAGATGACGACGCTGTGCAATTGTTTCAAGCTGGAAAAAATAAACATGTCGGCGAGTTTAGTACGTTAAACAGCGCTGTTTCTGATGCCGAAAACAGGACTAAACGAATTGGGGAATTGCGCGATTTAGACGCTGACCCTGTTGCCTCGTTTCTCAACGAGGAACCGACAGCCACAGACGACTTTGAGACGGAGGCTACGCCTGTTGGACAGTTTGTGTGGAACGCAAAGGTATCTCCTAGCAAGGGAACAGGCGAAGCACGAAGACAGGAACAAGTTGCTCTGGAACAGAAGAAAGCCGCTATAACTGGCCCCGTGTGGGAAAATTATGACGGCCCCTCTACTGCTGCTATTCTCTTTAAACCGGGTGTGGCGGCAGGACTGTTTATGGAAAAGACGCAGAAAGTAGCCGCCGCTGCGGGGGAGTATCGAATCAAGGGAATGCTGGACCAAGCGTTTACTGCTTTGTTGGCCCCGAAAGTAAACGACACTGTCGCGAGGGGACTTGGTTTTTCTAGCGCCCAAGAATACACTGAGCACAACAATCGTGTGTACAGAGAGCGTGTTGCTCAAGTAACGACTGGTTGGGAAAAGGCTACGGGCGCGACTATTGGTTCTGCTCTTAGTTTATTGTTAGATGCTGGTGCTGGGGCTGGTGTAAATGCAGCAGCGCCTGTCCTAAATGCGATGAAGGCAACAGGGTGGGCGAGAGTATTTAAGTTATCCGCGCAAGGCGGCGCGTACGGTGCAGGCTACGCGGCGCTAAGACAAGTTGCGGACGAGGGTGGGATTAATTCCGCAGAAGAGGTTATGTTTTTTGGCGGCGCGATGGCGCTAGGGCTACCTGCTTTAGATAAGATTATTCGAGTAGGACTTAAAGTTGCCTCCTCAACGAATCAGGAGGCCGTATTAAAGCTGATCGAGAAGAGAACCCAACAGGCCGTGGTTGAAGGAAAGTCTCCGCAGGCGGCATTTGACGAAGCCCTACTGCGTTCTGGTTATACCTCAGAGGAGATATCCTCTATAGTCGGTACGACTAAGCGCGGCGTGGCGTGGAAGGATCAACTCCCGCCGCTAACCGATGCGGACATTAAGCAGTCCGTGTTCGCCAAAACACGAGACGCTGTGTTTCACCCGGCGGTAGCCGCACTGTCTGCTGTTAAGGAGGGGGCGGAGTTCTTTATTGCTCCTATTTCTACGAAGATACGGTACAAGTCTCCCGCGCTGTTGAACTGGATGCGTAAGAATGTACTAGAGTCTAACCTGTACAAGCAGGACTTACTGGATCGCTATGGTAAACTACCCGAAGTTATAGGTATGTTTCCTAAGAAGCAACAGGAAGTATTCTTAGATGCTTTGAATAACGGTAAAAGGTTTATGGTCAATAAGATGGTCGATAACCTGCCTAAAGCACAGCGTAACGTAGCTAAACCTGTCGTTGAAGACATGCGCACGTTAATGGATGGCATGCTTAAGCGAGAGACGGAGCACGGTATCGAAGTACATAAGATCGAGGATTACTGGCCGCACGTCTTAAAGGAGGGGGCACTGCCTAATCTTCGCAAGACGCTAGGACTTGCTGAGCGTTCTGAGTATGACAACATGATTAAGCACGCTATTGAGAAGAACGGAGGTAAGGACATATCACGAGCGCAAAAAGAAAACATACTGGAAACGTATCTACGCGGGCGTACTCCCGCTGGATTCGGTCAACCGGGATTTGCCAAGTCTCGACGCATAGACACCATTACACCTGAGATAGCGAAGCACTACCTTGACCCGTATACTGCTGGACTGCGCCGCATTGAGCGCCACGTATACGCTATCTCAAGACGTAAGTTCTTTGGGCAGCACATGAAGGACGCCGATCTTGACGCAACGGGAGAAGACTCTATCACGTCATTTCTAATGAACCTGATAGAGCGTGGAGAGATATACTCCAAGGATATGCACAGTTTACAGGGCGCTATCGAAGCGTTCATGGGGTATAAGCCATCGCCTAAGTGGTTACAGAGTGCTAAGAACATATTCTATGCCAGTAAGATAGGGCAGTTCTCCTCTGGCTTAACGCAGATCGGTGATATCGGTATAGCTGGTTTTGTTAACGGACTGCACAACAGTATTCAGGGCATCTTCCGTGCCGGTAGTAAGAAGGGCGTTAGCCCTATGCGTGGTTTTGGCTTGCAGCACTATGCGGAAGAGTTTGCATCTACGGGTAAGACGGCCAAGATGTTGGACATATCACTTAAAGGGTCTTTGTTTAAGCACTGGGATTTACTGGGTAAAACTGTACACGTTAATGGTGCTATGGTCAAGAACGAGAGACTGGTAAACAGTACTCGTGGTATCCGCGAGTTCCGACGTAAGTGGGAACCGTTCTTTGGTGCAGAGACAGAGGACCTTATAACCGATCTTCAAAACAAGAAGCTATCCGATAATGTACGGCTCTTGTTATGGAATGAGTTGTCTGACGTACAGCCTGTGTCTCTGTTAGAGATGCCGGAGGCGTATCTACGTTCTCCTAAAGGACGCGTGTTCTACGCACTTAAGACGTTTGGATTGCGGCAGTTAGACTTGATACGACGCGAAGCGATACACGAGATTAAGGAAGGTAACGTCTTTAGAGGGACAAAGAATCTAGCGCGGTATACGTTCTTTGTAACAGCGGCTAATAGTACTGCTGAACAGATGAAGAACTTTATCTCTGGTCGTCCTGTTGACTTTACGGATTGGCAGTTCTCACACATGCTAAAGACGCTAATGGTATCGGAGTACCTAGTCGATCAGTTGGCTAAAGGGAATAGGCAGGCGGAGACAATTGCTGAGCAGTTGATGGCAGCGCCCATTGGTATGGGTGAGATGGTGTTTGACGTAGCAGGAGATATGGCAAAGTTTGCCGAGGGTACGCTGTCATTACAGACTAGCGAGAGTTTACAACACGCGCCTTTAGCCCGCGCATACTACAATTTATTTGGTGCAGGGATGACTCGGTATCGGGCTAAACGTGAAAAAGAAATGTACGGGAGCGACGATGAATACGACTATACCGAGTAACACACAGCCTGCTTTAGACGCATCTAGTATCGTAATCAAGTTCGTGTATTGGTGGGGCAGTGCGCTAGCCTTAGTAGCAACGGCAACGGTGTTTACGGTTTGGTTTTACCACGCACCAGCTATTGCAACGCTAGAGTCACAGGTAATAACAGTCATCGATGATATACGATATATACGAGACAGGGTAGACGATATCTATAACCGCCTACCCGCTAAGATGTAGTATATACTACATCCATAAAGAAGCCCGCTACTCGCGGGCTTTTTGTTGCATGTCAAACTTACCTTTCTTTATCGCATCCTGTAATCGTATCAGCATGATCTGCCGGTTCTCTAAAGCAAGGCGCTTAATTTTTGAGTTGTCCCAACCAGCTACATACCAAGGAACCTCAGTGTACGCCTTATTAATCTCCTCTAGTTGTTCGTCTATCCACGCCTCAACAATAGAGCAATCAAGTAGTCTCACTCTTATCCTCCTCTTTCTGTTTCTGCACATTATCTCTGTGCCGCTTAAGTAATCCTGCCGCTACATTGTGTTGCTTTTCCCAACAGTAGCACAGGAGTAACTCTAGTAACTCGTCGGCGTTAGTTACATCCTCGCTAAGATCACTAACCAGTTCTCGCATACGCACTTGCAAGTCGTGCGCGTCTGTTACTGAGGCGTGTTTATGGATTGACTGCGCGATAGAGCCTAGTGCTACCATAAACATCATGTCGCGTTGCATCTCAGCTTGTTGGCTTACAGCATCTGCCCTAGCCGTATTGTTCACTACGTCAACGGGGCGGTTACGCGGTACGAGTATCTTTTTGTTTGGTACTACGATATCGTTCACTGTTTATACCCCATCTCGTATCATAGCCAAAAGTTCTCGTGCTAATAAAATCTCCCCGTCTTGTACGCCACCAGCATAAGCGTCATCAAAGTTATTACCAGAAAACTCCCACGCATTAAACTCAGGATCGTCCGACCAAGCAGTTTTACTTGCCAACTCTTCTAATCTCGTTATTCTTTTATTTTGTTTTGGCATCTTTCTTCATCCTCCTGTAGATACCCTTACCGCACGACACAACAAGTTGCAGTGTCGTCCTGAACGGATCGGCTGTTCGTATACTCCTCGCCGTGTGCTCGTACTGACACTCTCGCCAGTCGCAGAACCGACGGAACGCCTTAGCCTTCTTTTGATTTAGTCGCACTTTGTATACCTCTGTGTTTAGCTAGTCTAAAGTCCTTCTTCCACGCAGTCGGGAACTTATGCCCCACTGCCCACACAATACCTTTTGCATCGCACCAGTCTGAGTACTTACGCTTGTGCTTCGTGGTTATCCAGTTATTACGTTGGAACAACATACGTATAATAACATTAGGGTTATCCCGCACAACAGCGGCCATCTTGGTGCGCATAACAGGCGTAAAGTTTCCCTTCGCCTCTACCACAATCTTACCGTCCATTGATACAAAGTCTGGTACGTACCGCTTTACCTGTACAACATTACCCAAATCACAATCAAGGCACTTACCTTGCACTATAGGCGCGCCATACTCTAATGAATAAGGTTCGTACAGAAAGGGAACCTTTGTCTTGTGCAGATCGCGGACTATTCTGTCTTCAAAGCCGTGCCCCTTTTTACCAAATGTATAGTTCATAGTTTACTCACAATAGCATTTGTGCTAAGTCCGTTCGCCTTAAGGAATAACTTCGCCCTAGCCCGCTCTTGCAGAAGACGCACACGCTCAAACACAAAATCCAACGTGTAGCAATACATCTCGTTATCTTCGTAGGTAACAGGTATGCCTGCATATTCCAGCAGATCGAACGTAGCGTGGCCGCACTCATACACAATGTCCGCTAATGACGCGTTTAACATCAGAACAATGGTGGGCCTACCGGGCCTGTCCAGTACACAGAACGCGTACAATGACTTAGCCTCTTCTTTTGTGTACCCAAAACGTGTCGCTGTACGGATCATGTCGTGCGTAAAGATAACCCGCACCTTACCGGGAGCGGGACCAACAACAGTAAATAGGCGCAGCGTTTCATACGCGGGTCTGCCCATAATTACTTCCTCTTCTGAAACGTAACCGCTTCCTGTATAAGATGCCCAACTAAATAACAAAACATCTCGTGCCCCTTATTAGGTTCTTCCTCTATGCCTAAGTCACTAATGAGATTAAATATAGCATGGCTACATTCATGGGCAACGAATTGTAACTGCGCGTTATTGCCTAAAAGAATGCGCGATATACCCTCGTCGCTTAGTGTTACTCCCGCAGCACGACAGTCGAGTAAACGCGCTCTTCTACTTTCGTATGACGCCTTGATATTGTTCGTATACGTAATATAAATAATGTAAGGAAACTGCGGCATATAGTTAATTGTCTTAGTTCGCTCTTTTACCTTACGCGCTGTCATTAGGTGTTTCCTCCTGCTTTACTTTCCACCCGCGTTTAAGTAACTCTTCTCGTATCTGTGGTTTCATAAGTGGGTATAGAGCAGGACGCACACACTTCATGGCCCAATCTACCGCCACCTGTTTATTCTTGACGTACATATCCACAAACCGTTTAACCAGTAACGTGACACTTACAGTTGCTGTCATCTAATTCCCCCAATAATCTTTGTGTTATTTCTATCTCGCTTAGAATATGAGCAAATAAATCTAAAAACACTTCACATGTAGCGTTGTATAACAATGTAGGGCTTTGGCTCTTCGTTAAACCACGCTCTGCAATTCTTCTTAAAATATCTAGTTGTTCAGATACTACAGCTTTATCGCACATTTATATTTCTCCCCCCGCTGTCTTTAGCTCGTACCGTCAGGCCACTCGGCCACCCACCACACGCAGTACAGTAATACCGCTGGGCGTACGACAGACTACCACGATACCGCCTACCGTTCTTACGTAACGTACCCTCAGAGCCACACAGCGGGCACGCGTCCAACGAATCGGACAGCACAGCCATGTTAGGATAGGTCGTCATAAAGGGGCGTAGCTTGAGGTACACAGCCTCTAGCAGAGGCACATCGGATATGTTATACGCTAACATTTCCTTTAGCGCCTTCTTATCCCCGTAGAGGCAGCGTAACCACAGACCATACTCCGTCTTTACTTTCTCGCCTACCTTAAGGTACTTAGCCAAAGCGTCCAGCTTGTTTGAGTTAAAGTTAAACCGATTCCTCGCTACCTTAAGCGTGTCTATCTGCTTAATGGGAGGTAAAGGACTAAGGCCGTGATAGATGGCCCTTGCGTTGAGTATACCCAAGTCGTGTCTATCCCCATTATGGGCAATCAACACGTCTGCGTCAGAGAGTCCATCTATCAGCGTACCCACTACCTCGTAGTCTGACACAGGCGGGGGCATAACGCCACTCTGCTTACCAAACGTGCACAGCGGAGTGTGGTATACGTAGTCGTCGTGCAGTTCCTTCCACGCTGCGCAGATAATAGCACGCTCTTGGAGTATCTGATCCGGCCCTACGTATTGCTTGCCTAGACTCCAGAACGTGCCAACATTCGGCAGGTTCTCAATGTCCCATATTTTTATTATTGGTTTTCGCAAGACTCTTCCTCCAAATCGGGGTAGTATTCGTCTGCATCCATAAGCTCTACAACGCGCTCTTTGTTCTGTACGTAGTAGCCGTTCAGCATGTCGAGTGCTTGGCGGAACGTAACAATAGCCGCCTCCCCACACTCTACACAATGCAGCGCGTCAGTAGTCGGATCACGATCCGTAGCAGGCCTAATGGCCCCGCACCGAAAGCACCCGTATTCTTGTTCAATCTCTCTCATTGTCTTTGTCATTGTTATTAGTAACGCCTCCACTAGAGTAAGACGAAGATGGTGGTACAAACAAAGGCCCGAACTTTAGAGGCATATCTACCTCGCACCGCTTCCCGTTTTCATCGTAAAACTTTCCTTCATAGAAATCCCTAAATATTTTTGTGAGCCGCTTAGAAAGAGGAGCAATAAAATCAGTTTGTATTGTCGCCATTCGGCAAGTCCTCGTATAGCATTTCTCTGGTTCGTGCCCACCCGCATATATCCACAAGGTTGTCCCTGTGCTCGGAGTTAGCCTCTCGGTCTACCTTAAGCAGCACCATCATCATAGACGTGTCCTTCGGCTCGATACGCTTGTCCTGTGGTATGATACCACGACGTTGTAGATAGGTTGTCCAGTGCTCCGCCAGAGACTTTAGGTGATCCCTTGGGTGCCCATAGGATTGTCTACGCGGGCCTTCCGTAACCTCTATCGCTTCTTGTAATATTGTTTGGTGCGTCATTGTCCTAACCCGTTCCTTTGCGCTGTAAGCTGCATGTACATTGCTGTGAACCTCTCTCGTGCTTCTTTATGGTCCCTGCTCACCTTGATTGTGGCCCCAAGGTCAACGTATTGTTCCGTCCAATCCGGTGTTGTTTTAAACAGTAGCTCCGCTTCGTTACGGATAATGTTCTGATCGTAGAACTTAACCTGTGATCGTACAAACGAATCCGTACTCAGATTAAAATACGGTACAATAGCGTTATTAAATATCCGTTTCTCTACTTCGATATACTGTGGCATAGTCCACTTACCGGGAGCAGGACAATCCCCCATGTATGCCTCAGCAGCATCGTGCAAAAGAAAGTATAAACTAATCTCTGGGCTAAATCGTTGTATCTCACCAACAGAACCAACAAGGTCGTGCGCGTACACCACTTGATCCCAATGCTCCACGAGATTACAGCAGTGATCCGCTACGCTATAGAACTCGTCAATCTGTCCCGCGAATCGACACGTCTTGGACAGAGAGCACGCTATGTCCTCGAAGCGCACCATGTCCGGTTGCGGATTATTGTAGTACATTCGTTTACCAGAGTTTGTCCAACTCCAGCAGTTATCGTGTTCTATATTTGTAGACATAGTATAACCACACTGAGTTTGCTGTTACGATTGATAAGCCCCCGAAGAAACTAAACCACTGGTTTAAACTAGGGTAGTAATATAAATTCCAGTATCCCCAGAGGGTAAAGAATACGGTAGGAATCCAGTGGACTCCGCGTAATGACTTGTGCTTTCTAATCAGAATAACATTAGTCCATATAAATAAACCAGACAATAGTTCAAACAGTCCATTTATGATATCAGCTATTACCATACTCGTACCTCTTTTATAAACGCCTCGGCGTCTTTCTGATTGAACAAAAAAGCCTGCGCCGCTTTAAGTAGTAAAATCTTTCCATCATTACGTATTACGGAAAACAACCTATAATTAATGTAGTCTTCCACAATTGTCCATGTGTCTGTTTCTTCCACCATTCTAGAGATGGCACAACATATCTCGTCAGCGTGAACAATAATAAGATCGGGGCGGTAACCGACCCACTTAATACCACAGTGTGCCCCAAAAAAAGATAGCGATGTTGCCCGCTCCTTACCACTATCATAGTTATACCAATAGGCCATCATAGTACAGGTATCTCCTCTTCTGACGTGCAAATCTTTAGCAAGTTAAAATTCTTATTGAACATCGTCTTGGCGTCATCTTTAAACTCCTTCTCGTACATCGGCATAACAACTGCTTTGTACGCATCCTCGTCATAGCATTCCGCCAATGCTTTCTCTGCTTTAACAGGACCAATACCGCGTATTCCTGTAATGTTATCTACCCTGTCGCCAACT